GAGCCCACCCGAAGAAGGAATCCTCATCCGCTCCGTAGGACTAGCCGAGCTAGCTGGCGTAGTAGAGAACACTAGGCGGCCTGGCATTGATACAGGGCCTGGAGAAGGCCCAGCAGGGGCGCCGTCTACAAACGCAGCTATAAATGCAGCCGTTTGCGGTGCGCTACCGTCTGTGCCTTGAAAGTTAATGCCTCCAAGTCGGTCGTTATTGGCAACTATTGTATTAGAGTTGACGGAAGTTCCACGAGATTTACCAAGAGTAAAGTAGGTTCCATCTTCGCCGTTTGAGTTAACAAAAGAAGTAATGCCGCCGTAATGCAGCATCTCGTGAAAAATTTCACCGGCACCCTGTGTTGTAAAGCCTGTGGTACGAACACTAGTCGTGCCAACTAACAGTCTCCCGGAGCTGTCGAGGGTGGCGCTATTGGCCGGTGCGCCTGGGCTAACGCTAACCGCAGGAGTACTGCCGGCAGTACCAGCACCTTTAATTTCAAACGTACCATCTCCACGGATGCGAGCACGTTCAGTGGCATTAGCCTGTAGTTTTAGTGGTATTGCTGCACCAGCAGTATCAATAACCAATTCGTTGGAAGCAAATGTTCCGATATATCCTTGGCGTGTTCCATTAAAGTAGACATCAGCAACGCTTCCCGCTGTTCCGTTGATGCTAAGAGTATTGATACCAGCGCCATAATTAGTTGGGCTAGTAGTGCCAATCCCAACCAGTCCCCCGGATGTGATGGTTAGACGATTTGTAAACGAAATATCGTTGCCTGCTGTTCCACTTGGAGCGTTGTTAAAAACTAATTGACCACCGTCCAAGCGTAATTGGCTGGCGGTATGACCAGTTAAATCATAGGTAGGAGTGTCAACACTTAATTTATTATTTGTGTTACTTCCGATATAAACAAAACCATTTGAATTAGCAATATTAAACCCCAGACGAGGATTGCTTGTGTTGTATCTTGCCCCAATTGCAGGGCCGCCAACAAAGTTTGCCGCCTCAACATCTAACTTAGCACTAGGCCCAGAAGTCCCCAGACCTACCAGTCCCCCGGATGTGATATGGAGTCTGTTTGCGCCTGCTGTTACAAGTGCAAGGGTATCTTCACCGGGGCTGTAGAGGCCGGTATTTTTATCAGAAGCGAAAGCTATAGCCGGAGCTCCAAGAGCTCCTCGATCCAGTCCCCTTGTGATTCCACTAACAGTGACGCTTTTATTTGGGGTGCCAGCATCATCAATATCCCTAACTATAAATTGATCTCCTACGGCTAGGCCATCACCTAGAGATGTAAGCGCAGAAATTTTGGTCATGATCGCAGTTTTTTAAAGCAATAATAATAGTCTACTACCATCTAGGCTAAATCCACTTTATAATTTATCCCGCGAATTATAACCGGAATGGTACTAGCAGCTACTTTCCCTGATGCAATAACTATATTTCCACTACTCGTAAGATTATTAACCGTAAGTCCACTAGGGATGACTACTCCTGATGCCGTTTCAATTTGAAGAGAGGACGATGGCGAAGAGCGTGAAAATAAAGCGTCAGTACTTCCAGATAAAGTAACACCACTAACAATAATACCACTGGCATTGATTTTTCCGCTATTGGACCATGTGCCTGTAAGAGCATCTCCAACTGCTGCTCTTAATGTTGTAACTGGATTACCACCAACACCACTAGCTAATAGTAAACGAGCTGCGCCTTCTCCTTGAAAATGCTCAATCCTAATGTCATAAAATTGTCCTGCTGTTAAACCACTACCAGTAAATGCATACCAAGTTGCACCTTGCCCATACCATGCATTTACCACTTGAATGCCATTTAACCACACTCTCACTCCATCGTCCGTCAACACTGCAAAAGTATTTGAGCCATTGCCACTAGCTTGTATTTGCCCTACGGCACGAATGGAATAATTTGTTCCATTGCCTCCTTTGCCTATATGGTAAGCATCGGTAAAATCAATTGTGGGTTCTACGTTATATGAACGAAGAGTATTAAAATATTGCCTTACGCCTGCAATATTATAAACTGCATATGTATCATCAAATAATTCAACCGTCAGCCCTGATGCCGGTGAAACTGTTGGAGCAACACCATGTTTTTCTGCATATAAATAAGAAGTAATGGTAGCTAATGAAGCAGTTGACGAATTAATTTGATTTTGAAAATTAGTTGAGGAATTAGCAATTTTTTGAATATCTAAATTACTGACGCCAAGTGATGCAGACAAGCCTCTAATACGATTGTAATCATCTGTTCTCAAGCCAAGATTAATCCTGGCTAACACTGGATCAGTGAGATCACTTAAATTATTCTTTCTAACAAGTCCTCTTGTCATGGAAAGTCCACCTCAAAGGGATTATCGTTTTCAACGCTTTGTTCTAATTCTAAAGTCTCAAATTGTTCACCTTGTAAAATTTTTGTAGAAGATAATGCTAGCGCGTCAGGATCCCACACGAAATCATACCTCCATCGAAAATATTCTTCTTGGGAATTTAATTCTGCATCACTTAATACTTCGTCGAATAAGGCTAAGGAATGAATGTAACCCTTGAAGGCATGTCCAGCAGTTGTAGCATCACTAACTCCTATCACGAAATTACCATTGCTTGAATAAGTATATGATCCTGGAGCAATAAAAGATTGCCTAGAACCATTAATCCTAAATTCAAGGCCATGAGCGCTGCTTGCTCTTACTGTCGCAAGAATTGTGCCATTTGCTGGCATTGTTGCCGAGGAAGGAAAGCTACCAATCAAACTAGAGGTAAATAATCCCCATGAACCATTCCTCCAGGTACTGTCAACATTGTTTAGAGAACTAAGAATGCAATAGTCTGTATCACCGGTAACACCATTGGTACCACTTAAACTAAACAAAACAATTAACGTTGCTCCTGTTGGAATGGAACCACCAATACCGCCCAATGACAAGAAATCATTATAACCATCACTACCATCAAAAAATACAGCAGGCTTAGATGCAAGTTCACTGGTCACTAATGTTGGACGATTAGCGCTTGCGGCCTGAGATGCGCTGCCACGTTGCGCTACATCGTCCCAACGCTTTATTCCTCCATCCTCAATGGTAAAAGAACTAAATTCTCCATCAAGCCATAAAATATTAGATTGCACTGCTGTGGGCGGAGCTAGATACAATGGTGAAAATCTAGATGTGCTGCCACTATCAGTAACCCGTAAATACGAACGATATTTAATAAAATAATTAGACCATTCTTTCGTCTCGCCAGCAAAAGTAAGGCCACTAATTGTTAAATTAGGGAGATATGTAGAGCCAGTTAAATATTGAGCGCCAGAGCTATATCCAGAAGCTGTTTTTGGCGAAAAGAAGCTATTGGTAGAAGCTGAAATAATATTGTAATTACCATTGTAATAAGCTCGATCATTATTGATTATTGTTCCTGATAAAGCACTAATTCCTAAATCTCCATTCCTGCTAATTTTACCAGCCATTGCAGTAAATCCTGATGCTGCTCCTGTTGCTAACACACTAAGTTGGGTTTCTAATGAACTATTTAAATCCTTGCAATTAAAATAATCGCCTTCTGTTACGCCAGCAGCACTGGTGCCTACTAATAACGGTAAGTCGCTTCTAATAATGCCAAGATTATCCCAACATGTATTTTTATCTTCTACTTCAATTAAACTTCTTGTGGCGCGAAATCCAAATTGTTGCGTCATGATTGCCCCGCCTTAAGATAATAAACATAATTACCATCTCTTACAGGGATAGCAATTGAAGGAGAACTCACAACTCCTGAGCTTACAGCGCCTTGCATTGTAAAGATATTAGTAATAATAGCATCATTTAACAGTATTGGCGTAGTTGCAGTGGAACCACTAAATGGAGTGGTAGCAAGTGACTGCACAGGAATATTATTAATTCTTAAACTTTGAGCTTTTAAAGTGGAATTTATAGAATAATCACCTTCAGAAGTGGGGGATGCTTTTGGTAGTGCGTTATTTTGAAAAACAATGCCAGAAGAAATTTGTTGACTAGCTGTATTTAATCTAGTTTGTACATTACTGGTTAAACCGTTAAGCAATAATATATCTCTCGTGCTAAGTCTACTGATGCCAGTAATTGCTAAAACATCAGCTCCTTTAATTACAATTCCAGTTCCTGCTCTTATTGTTCTAACTGGATCACTTACATCTTCTTTATTAGCAAAGACTAAACGCGCGTCTCCTGGTCCTTGGAAATGTTCAATTTGTATATTATACCATTCCCCTTGCGTTAAACCACTAGCGGTAAATGTATGCCATGTTGCAGACTGCCCATACCATTCATTTAATACTTGAACGCCATTAATCGATACTCTCACTCCATCATCCGCTAATATTGAAAAAGTATTTGAGCCTCCCTGCTTGGCTTGCACTTGCCCTCCGGCACGAATAGAAAAATTATTTCCAGTGCCTCCTTTTTCAATAGCAAACTGTTTAGTAAAATTAATTACAGGCTCTATAGTAGTTGAACGAAAAGTAGTAAAAGTGCTATTTATATCGCCCGTATCATCAAACAATTCAACAGTAAGTCCTGCAGCAGGTGAAACTGTTGCTGTAATGCCATCTCCAATATTATCCCATGTAGTCTCAATGCTTGCTACATCTGAAAGGTTATTAGCAGCAACTAAACCCGCAAACGCCATTACTGTTCCTCCCAGTTCATACTTACATTAGCTTCCCCAGATGCTGTGCGAGCAGTTGCTACTACAAATAATGCACCTGTGCTATCAGCTCCGCCAGGAGTGCCTGTAATAAACATTTTATCAAAACCAAACAATGGACTGAGATCAAATTGACGACTATCGCCACTTGCAACAAAATAAGTAGCCACTCGATCTCCTCCTTTTAATACTCTATAGCCTTGCGTATCTACTAAAGCCGCGCCAAGGGGGCTCGAAAGACTATCTACAAATTTATTGGCTACATAATTTGCCCCTCCAGCACTAGATGAACTTTGAGTGATACCGCTGCTTGCAGGCCAAGATGTTTGCGCTTGAGTGGAACCGCTTCCAGGTATCAAGCGTACTGCTACTGGTTGCTGCGCTAATACTACATCTGAAATGGTTGCGCCTGCATGGGCTTCTACTACCACACGAATAGGCCATGGAGAATTGCCTGAAATTGTAATTGATCGCCCTGCCGCACTAATTGTTGTAGTACCGCTAGTAGGAAAAGTAATTGCAAAATCAGTGCTGTCGTTAGCTCCTGGCGGAAATCGTTCCTCTCCTACAACTGTTCCGAAACGATTAAATTGAAGAGCTGGATAGCTAGATGCCACCCATAAAACATCATTAGAGCCAGGCGTATAGCCAGAACCAGGCGTGTAAGTTAATCCTGACGCCTTAGGAAGCAAACCAATTCGCGCATAACCTGATTGCCCTATAAGTGACCTAAAAATTGTACCTTGAGTAACTCCGCTATCTATGAATCCACTGCTAACAGCATAATTATTCATTCTCCCTAATGTAATGCTTGTAATACCAGCGGGCATTGATCTATCTGTTACAATTCTTGTTAAATTTTCGTCAATTGAAACTACATGAGTAGCAAGAATGCCATTTCCCACAATCTTTACTTTATGGCCGCTTCTGTAGTCACTAGCCCCTCCTAACTCATTCCTGATGTCAGGAAAGAATTGCCCAGATGGAGTAATCAATGTGTTGGAGTCAGGTTGAGTTACGGTAATGCCAGATGCAGCATTGGCAGTCAAAGTCGTACCATTGCCATAATTAAAACTTTCCTCTCCAAAATAAGCTTTTTGAAATATTAAATCAAAACGCGCATTAGTTGTTGCAAATACTGATAAGCTAACAGGAAATATACTTTTTTTATTTATTATATTATTAATGTAAGGTTTTATATTCAAACCCAAAAGGCTTCTTGGCGTAGCATCAATTGGTTTTAATGTATTCAATCCAGCGGCACCAACCGTAACCGTGCCTTTATCTCCTCCATCAATAAATACACTACTGCCGTAAAGATTAATGAAAGCCGGGGATAATGCTCCTGCCGTAGTACGTGCTTCCACGAAAAGTCTTAAAAATGGACTACGAAGACTAGGGAATGTAAATTGATTTTCTGCGAAGAAATAATGTAAAGTAACCCATCGCGCTTCATCATGGCTAATTGGCACATAAGCCAAAAAACGAGCGCCAACAGCACCATACCAGCTAAATTCAATCTTAAACATTGTCACACGGGACAAGTCTAAATTCCAACCAGTGCTGCCAATATTGGGCTGGATGGGATCACCATTCCAATCGTCCCTAGCAATTTTGGCTGTGCCAAGATCAGGCGATGTACGCACTACAAATAAATCACCGCCTTTGTCAAGTTGAAAGAAATAACCATCTCCCACATCATTGCGACATCCCCACTTAATTGTTTCTCCTGCATAATCACTACCAGTTGACATTCTCACGCCAAGAGTAAAACCAGTTACTCTTCCTGGTTGATAGCGAAATGCTCGTTTACTTTCCCAAAACGCAAGCATGGCACCGTTAGTGTGTCCTCCTGGAAACCGACCAGTATTGTCATCAACTAAATAAGTAAAACTAACGGGAGGAGGAAACACATAAGCTTGAATGGCACTTTCGGCTGGAAGATGACGCCAATAATATCCATATTCTTTTTCATCTTCACCAACACCTTCAGTCCTAAAAGTCCAATCCCCTGGATCTGCTGCATAGGCATAACCAGCAGCGTCGGGGCTATTGTAAAATTCCTTATCATTGATACCGTAAATATTTACTGCATCAAAAAGCCCTAATGATGTTTCGCTTCTTGGTATGCCCAACAAGCTTATCCCCACTTCACTTGCTTCACTATTAACAGAATCAACAGTTATGTTAGCGCCATCAGAGTTGGCAATAGTAATTGGAGTAATGCCTGCATCTGCAGCAAGCACTAAAGTGCCCCTTGAGTCTCCCGTTAATGATTCTTGATCAATGGGATCAATTAATAAGTCCCCTGTAAGGAAATCAATGAGTTGAGCATCAATAAGTTCGCTACCGGCTGGCTGTGCATCATCAGGCACTTGATAATATTCAGAAAGATCTTGTGCCATTTATTTACACTTGCTCCTCCCAAGTCAACGAAGCGCTTATATCTGCTGACGCACCAATACCTTGCGCAAATACATATAACGTATCACCAGTGCCAGCAGTCAATGGATATGACAAATAATCCTTGTTGTAACCAAAATATGGACTTAAATCAATATCTACACCACCAGCGCCTACAAAAAAAGTTGCGACATTAGTTCCGCCACTTACTGTTACAACACCACTGCTTGTAGTTACATTCGTTGGGCTCAAGGTGTTTGTACTGGTAAAAGAAGGAGTGCCAGAAACAGTAGTAGGATTTTTTATAAGTTTTACTACAGCACGACCACTACTACCCACACCTAAACGAGTGGGATAAACTTGCATTCGATTGCGAATTGAATTAACATTTTCTTTTATTTGCAAGCCAATCAGCATTGTGCCGCTTGTTGTTGCAGAGCGATCAGCAGCATTACTTGCTGATCTAGCTGTAACAGTACCTTTATCGCCACCATCAATGTAGTAAGAAGCGCCATATTTATAGATAGAGCATTTGCTGTTACCTTGACTTTTTTGCGCTAAATAAGAAATTGGAAGTGTAGGGTTGCCTAAGCTAGGGCTCGTGAGTTGATTAGAAGCCCGTATGTGATGCATGCGAGCCCATCGAGCTTCCCCAGTGGTTGTAGCATCAGGAACGTAAGCCAAGAAATGACCACCAACAGCACCGTACCAGCTATATTCAACTTTATACATTGTAACCTTTGAAAAATCAATATCCCAAATACTTGTTTTGGTAACAATGTCATTATTTACATCTGTTACGGATGTGCCATTTGTATATGTCACCACAGGAATATCTGCGCTGCCTGCCACTGCTAATGTGAAAGAAACACGTCCTGGCGTTTTATCTGCGTAATATTGTGTTTTTGTTTCTGCATCTAAACGATCATGACTAAAATATTTACGTGGCACACGATATTCGTATGTGTACCGATACGCAGTTGCTACTACCATAAAGTTAGCAGCAACACTTGTCGCGTTATTTGAAGAAGCAACGCCACCAATGTTTACGTTTCCATCGACACGAAGGCTGCGATCAAAAAGACCAGCATGAATATAAGTAAGACCAGCTCGCACAATTACTAAATCTGTTCCTGCCGTACCAATATCGCCATCTGCGGTATTTGGTATACGAATACCTGATTCATTGCTTTCAAGAGCACTTGTCCTTCTTACGCAATAACAATTAAAATCTTTACTAGCTGAATCTGATTGACCACCACCTTGCACTTCTATGTAATAACCATCGCGGCTATCAAAAGCACCAAATTTTTTAATATCAGTTGAAATGCTGGAAATAGTGGTTCTAACTCCAAAAGTAGCAGCACTAACTCGTCCTGGCTGATAACGGAAAAAACGCCTACTACTTAAAATTTGATAACCAATAGGAGTTCCTGTTGCTACGAAAATTTCTGCTGCGCTTTCGCTAGGAATATGTGTAGTAGTGCCATTTACACCATTGCTAGCCCATTCATTAGGATTAATGTCGTAAGTGGTAACATCAGCAAAAATACCAAGCGCTACTTCAGCACGAGGAATACCAAGCAAACTTAAACTTACTTCACTGATTTGTTGGTTTGCTACTTCCACCGGCACTGGCGTTTGATCACTAGCAATTACCACTGGCAAACTTACTGCCATCGTTTGCTGACCAGGAGGAATCGGCGCAGTACGACCTACCGTTACAACTGATACGCCTTCTTTCAAATCAGCCATAATTCCTCAAGGAAAACAATTGGAGAAAGTGGTGCCTACGATTACTCCGCCGCCCGCCACTGTATCTTGTTTTAGTCTATAAACATTTCCACCAATTCCTGAGGCTGTAACACCAGAAAGAGTGGCAATGGTGAAAGAATAAGGGGCAACATAAGTAAGGCCCGTCAAATTAGTGTAGATGCGGGCACTTGTGCTATTGTAGTTGATGCCACTAGAAGTGGTGGTGCCACCAAACACCACTCGTTCTGTAGCACCAAGCCCATGATTGGTTTGAGAAATAAATACGCCACTACTAACACTAATCAAACTGGCTAATTCATCTTGCTTTTCAATGCGCACATCCCATGACAATGAACCTTGCACTTCATTTTCAGTGTAAGCAGTAGGGAAGAAACTTTGACTAATAGCTGCATTTTGTGGTTCCTCGGCTGCATCCCAAATTGTTGTCACTTGAGACGAAGTAAGCCATAGTCTTACCACACCATTGCGAAACGGTTCCTGCTTTTCTACATTAAAAGCAGTAACTTGAGATAGGACTCCAGCCGCTGTATATTTCCATACAGAAGCGCATACTGTTACTAAACTTAAATCAAATGGCTCACCATCACTATCTTGCAATAATAATCCAAAACCATCAAAAAAGTCCCTACGCAATAAATGTAAATTAATTTGAGGAACAAGCTTAGTAGCAAGAAAAGTGCTCATACCACCTCTCGATATGAAAGCATCACCGTGTAAGTAGTAGAACCACTTACTACGGCATTAATTTTTTCACCAATAGCACTTTCAAAGAGCCCTAAAGGATTGCTTTGTACTAGGTTACCATTAGCGGCAATATGAAATGGAGGCGTTTTGTCCGTTGCCCCACCGCTTTGTAGTTTTACAGTGCAACCAGATAAAGATGTTATTGCCATTGCCATCACTCTCAACTTAGTGCTAGCTACAAGTGGAATTACATCTGCGTTGCCGCTAGCTGAAACAAAAGCGCTTTTTAGCGTGGCACTAATCAATAAATCATTGCTAACAATGTAAGGATCGCCAACAGCTCCGGCTCCAGTTGCTTTTATATAAGCAGCATTACCAGCAGCATCGAGTCCAAAAAGATTTGCCATATCAAAGAATTAAGAAAAGGTAACGCTGGTTAGGTACTTCCGTACCGTTGACTAATCTTACTGTCTGAGTTGTAGTAAAATCAAACGCCAATGGACTGGAGAATGCTACCTTACTATAAGCATAAGGAGAGCGAATGCCATTGATGCCTATTGTAGCAATTCTAATTTGATAAGTTGCCTGTCCGGTGTAATTGTCACTAGGAAAACGAATGTAATTTGTAGCACTACGGCCAATATTGGTCCACAATTGATTCTCTACGTCTAAATAATCAACATCAAACAATGCTACAAAAGGATTGTTTTGCAATGGATTCCAGCAAACGGCTGAATTGACTGCTCCGTTAAGAATTGAATACGACGAGTATTGAGGATAGTCCCATGCCACTTCATTATAAGCCATTACGACACCGTTCCAAGTTTAATACTGCCTGACGATATAAGTGGAAGTATTTGTAGTCTAGAGAAAGAAACTCGTTTGGAGCTCAATTGAGGCTTATCAGCAATTGCAAATTTATCTTCATTGTAAAGCGAAGCTATTAAGGTCACTTCTCCTTGGTTTTCATTAATTGAAATCACTCTAAATTTCCTAATGCCATCGCTATTCTCTTGCAACACCCACGGAGCACCTGCTATCGGTGCTGTAGACAATGCTGGGTTCACGCTAAGCGCAGTTGCTGCTCCAGGAGAATTGAGCACTGTACGGCTCTCCAGTGAGCCACTAGGAAGCATTACCGTCAACGTATAGGATTTGTTTGTTAATAATGTAAAAGGAGAATCAATGGTAACGGCAATTGTGGTGGCACTAACAATTCTTCCCCCATAGCGTTTTCCTCCTTTAATTGGATCAGCAATACCAATAACTTCTCCCGGCAAAACAAAGAAGCCTTCTGTACCAGTTTTAAATGTTACAGTTTCTACATCTAGTTGATCTGTCAATAAAATCCACCTTCCAATACGTTGCGCTTGTCCTTGGGAAGTAGTTCCAAATGCTCTCACTTCTACTTCGTGATAACCATAGCGATCAATTCCTTCACTGTCTTCTACATATTCAATTTTGCTTTTATATGTGTCGTCAGGATCATTCCAGCTAACTAATGCTACAGTTTTTCTTGCTTTACGTGCAGTGCCTTCATAGGAGAATGGTGGTGATGTTACATTGCCACTATCATCGACTTCTTGTATAACATTAGCAGGTGAAAATATCTTGCTAATAGATTTTGGTACATCTTGAATTGCAACAACAGAGCCTTCCGCAAAATATAACATGCCACGAAAAGCAGCAGCCAAACTATTAAGTACACTATAGGCTTCGCCTCTATCTGTGATGTAAGCATTAAAAGTAAATCTTGGCTCTAGACCACCTTTACCATTACTAACCAGTTCGTCGCAATATTGAGCAATAGGCAGAAGACTATAGCGATCCACTTGGCTTTCAGCTATAAATTGTCCCGCACCATACCTGGTATTTGTTAATAAATCATAAAATACCCACACTGGATTATTGCTCCATTCTGTCTTAAATGTACCATTCCAAATGCCTGAATACGTGCGGGCAATGGGATTATAATTTTGAGGAATTTTGATTTTTACGCCCAACATATCAGCCGCTACTGTTGGCACTGATGAAAAATTTTCAGCACCAATCTTTAATCCTAGTAATGCAGTATTAGGGTAACGAAATGATTGATTTATGATTCCTACAATTGCTTTAAAGTATAAATCATTACTTTCAGTGGTACTAACAGGATCAGCCAGTGTGCGTTCTACACTTACTATCCATGGACCATTACCGCTTAATGAATACTCGTATTCAAAGTCAACTGGTCCTCTTGATTTACC